TCATAATTTCCCCTCTTTCATTTTCTTGATCTTCTTAGCAAAGTCGGGATCATGACCAGATTTAAACGAGAGTTTTCGTCTCAAAGGTTGACGAACGAAGACGTCATAAGCCTTCTTCCAATTAAACTTAATCTTCTTGTCACGAACTCTTCGTTTTTGTCTTTCAGCAATAATCATGAAGAGCTCTAGTTCATCTTCCCGACGTTTAATTTTTCTCGATAATCGGCGATACTCAGCAGGATCTTTGAGAACCTTCCTTGTATTTCGCCTTTTGATAAGACGATCAATTTCTTGCTGCATTTCTTTGATAAGCTTATTTCTTGTTGCTTTAGCCTTCTTCTTCTCTTGAGGGGAAGCTAATGAATCTGGATGTAGAACCATATCTGGTGCATCAAACCATTCATTGAGTTTTGGTCCAATAAAGATTTGAATTTTGTCTAATACTGGTTCGACAAAATCTTCTAAAACATGTTCCTCAACTTGATTCATAATCCAGAATTTTGGTAGGACAAATGGAGAAACAATTGTGATTGCATTAGATTTATCAATATCATATAGGAGATGATCTAGATAATCCCATTTGTCGCTGGACGTCTTTTCCTGTGTAATTTGCACAGAACCCATTTGAACCAGATCAACCACAACACCATCTGGTTCATTTTCCTCTTCTGATTCAGTGGTCCTATGATCAAAAGGGACAAAATCAGTTTTGGTAAGATCAAAATCCGGAGATGTCCTGAATTGCTCTATGTGTCTTTTCTTTGCTTCCCAGTAGTCCCAACCTTCATCAGATTTGAAATATAGGACAAACCGTTCAGCAAATTCGCCAGCATGGTCAGAATCCATGACGTCGAGTACTCGATTAATCAATCCCATCTTGAACCTCCTTTCCACAAATACAATTTTTTAGTTTTCTAGTAAGTAATATATATAGAACCGAACTATATATATAAACTAATTATTTTATAAAATAATTTTCATTTTAACAACAAAAAATTTGACCGAAAAATTGAGACTCGCGTAAGCAGAATCTCAATCTTCGACCTATAAGGTCGCGAAATTGTTAGGCGTCGGTTTTCCCGAACGGACCGAACTTGTAAACTGCACCACCGATACCGGCGAGAGCGACAGCACCAAAAGCTTTCCCGTGGTCTTTCACAAAACCAGGAGTAGCTTTGATACCACCCCACGTTCCTTTCAGGCCGCGCATGATGTAGCCGTCGCCCTTTTTGGTCTTTCTCTTTTTCTTTTTCTTGGCACCAGTCTTGGACTCGTTCTCCATCCTGGTCACTCGACGTTTGAGATTCTTGAGTTCCTTTTCCAGTTCTTTGTTCGTTGGCATGATTACATCTCCTTTCGCGAGAGGATTATATTTGGGCATTGCAAACAATCACCCTTTATTGAGAATTAATATATATAGAAATAGTTTCTATCCCAAATCTCGAATGAGTTCTTTTCTGTATGTATAAGAACAAATAATAAATTAAACGTATGATGAAAGGGGAATTTTAGAATGTCTGAAGATTTGGTAATACTATTTAGCGGTGGTGCTGATAGTCGGTTAATGATAGAAATGGCTCTCAAAGCAGGGAAGAAACCTTATGGTGTTCTTGTTGATTATGGGCAACTTCATGCTCAAGAACTAGAGTCGGCTTCAGCACAATTGAATAAATTGCAGATTCCTCATCGAGTTGTGTCGATTCAAAATCTTGGAGTTAATAGTGGGTTGACAGGAAGCGGGGAAAAAGGAATGTACGAAGGTGTGCACGAAATGCATGTGCCAGCAAGAAATATGATGTTTGTTGGGATTGCTACTTCAATTGCTGAAAGTATGGGGATTGACACAATTTGGTATGGGGCGGATTGGAGTGACTACTTGAACAAGTTTCCAGATTGTATGCAAGAATGGTTTGGACGAATGAATACAGTATTAGAGATTAATGGTCCGAATCCTATTAAACTAGAAGCCCCTATCTCTGGATTATCAAAAGAAATGGTTGTGGCTATTCTTAAAGGTTTAGGTGTATCAGAAGACGAAATTTTTAGCGGTTATGGTGAATTGTAATGATTTACTGTAATACAACATCCAAACACAAAACACATTTTTTAGCGGGTGTTGAGTTGGTAAAACGAGCAACAGAACAGTTTAATTTGTGTTCTGAAAACTGGCCGTATCCTTCCGGTTTGAGATTTGGTGATCCAACAGATAAATATTATGCTGAAATCTGGGTTAATGGGATGGATTGGCAGAGAAATCATTGGGTCATTGAAACAGTGAGTTTTGGTGAACCTAGAATTGGTCCTCTGATTGTTTTTGATGATCATTCCGAGGAACATATGTTCAACCAACACGATTTTGAAGAGTTGATTAATGCTTTGTTGTGGTGCAGAAGAGAAAAATTTTTCGATAATGATCCAGATATGGGAAGATTCAATGATACAATATTTCCATTTCTCTGGTATCACACAGATCCAGTCACAAAACATCGAATATGGAAAGAGGGATGTCAGTTATTTCTATCAAAATATTCTTTTCAACACGCATCTCAACCAAAAGTGACGTTTTGGTTGAACCCTGAATATACATACGGAGGTTAAAGTGAATTTTCAAGAATATCAGGTCGAATGTTTAAAAACGGCTGAATATCCCGATATTGGAAGTAATTTTGTTTATCCAACATTAGGACTAACTGGGGAGGCTGGGGAAGTTTCAGAAAAGATTAAAAAAGTCATACGCGACAATGGAGGTAAAGTCGACGGTGTGCGGAGGTTAGAGCTCAAGAAAGAATTGGGTGATGTAATGTGGTATATTGCTATGTTAGCGACGGAACTTGACATTAACCTTAATGATATCGCTGAAACGAATATCAAGAAACTTAAAAGTCGAATAGAAAGGAATGTTATAAAGGGCGACGGAGATGATAGATAATGGATCTGTTCACGTACCTTGATAAACATGCTTATGTTGGCTTTATTTTTATGTGTGTAGTAATTCCGGCTATGGCTTGGCCGATAACAATTTTGATTAATAAGTTTTTTATTTTATGCAGTCGTGTTTTAAGAACAATCAACATTGCAACGCAAGGTTGGCCTCCTGAGTATTTAGATGCTGATGGAGATCAGTGGCAACCCGAAGACGGAGATGATGTAGAATTTGAGTTAGAGGGTGACGAAGACGACGAAAGTGAGAAGAAGGATAATGTTTGAAGAATTATTTTTTCTATTTAAAGAATATTTGTGGATATTTGCCGCAGTCGCGTGCGTAATGTTCAAATCAGATTGTGAAAAAAATAGAAGATTTCTTACAACACCATCGGATTATTTTGCTTGGGGTATTGCAACTGTTTTTATTATGCAGTTGTGTCAACGGATACCAATGGGGTGAGTCTATGACTGAAGAAAGAGATAAAAAATCTCTTGACGAGGACTTATCTTACGAAGTAAAAGTGCTGGTTGTGATTGCAGAAACGTTAATTGAAATTAGAGATGGGTTGAAAGATATGAGAAAAAAAGAAGAGATTTTGAGAAGCGCTAGTAATGATATTACAAAACCGACATATTTGTTTGCTGAATTATTAACTGACATACGAAACACATTAGTTAGTATTGACAAGAAACTTGGGGATTCGCCCAAGAAAAGAAATAAGAAAGGAAGTGGACCTAGATGACTTGGGATGAATATTATTTAGAATTGTGTAAAACAGTAGCGAAGAACACTAAATGTTTATCGCGTCAAATTGGCGCTATACTCGTCAGAGACAAGAGTATTGTTTCAACAGGATATAATGGTCCACCTCGTGGAGTTATGACATGTCAGGACCGTTGTAGGGAAGATCAGACACTTAAAGAATGTTTATGGGAACATAACATTGATCCTGAGAATGCTTATGTAATGAATCAATGTCCAAGACAAATTCTTGGTTTTAAATCAGGAGAAGGTCTTGAATGGTGTGTTGCTGGACACGCTGAAAGAAATTGTTTGATTAATGCAGCGAGAGAAGGAGTCAAAACAAAAGGGACAATACTCTACTGTGACTGTGGAATTCCTTGTGGGGATTGTTATATTGAATTGATAAATGCAGGAATTGTTGAAATTGTATGCACAAAGTTAACATATTATGATCACAAGTCAGAATACCTCCGCAACAACTCAAATATAAATGTTCGAGTTTTTGAACACTTAAAGTTAGAAGATGAAAAATACTAACGAACTTTCACTATGTGCATGTGGTTGCGGACATAAAGTATCTAAACCAGGTAATAAGTTTATCAATCATCATCATGTAAGATTGAATAATCCAATGAAACAACCTGATATTGCAGAAAAAGTTCGAATAAAAAATACAGGTAGACAAAAAACAAAAGAAGAGATTGAAAAAATAAGAAATTCTTGTATTGGAATTAATAAAGGTCGTAATAACGGGATGTATGGTAAGAGGCCGCATACATATGGAAAATCTCTTTCAAAGAAGACAAGAAATAAGTTAAGTGAAGGTATGAAAGGTAGATTTTCTGGAGAGAAAAATCCAAGATATGGAATCAAATTGTCACCAACTATAAAACAGAAAATTAGTAAAGGTAATACTGGTAAAGTTAGAACAGAAGAATTTAAACAAGCAGTTAGTAAAAGAATGTCAGGGAAAAATCATCCAAATTGGCGAGGTGGTTGTACTAAGGATGGTTATTGCGAGCAATGGAGAACCAAAGAGTTAAAAGAATTTATAATGGAAAGAGATGGATATAAATGTATGAACCCGCAATGTAAATGTATTACAAACAGGTTATGTATTCATCATATTGATTATAATAAAAAGAACTGTGAGCATACGAATTTAATTACCTTATGTTTTAGTTGTAATAGTATCGCTAATTTTCAAAGAGGGTGGTGGAAATCTTTTTATAGGATTGTTTTTGAGAGAATTTATTCATAGAAAGGGAATCAAAAATGTACACAAGAGATCATCGTGAAATACCAGACGATTTGGATTGGTTTGGAGTTTGGAAAGAATGGGTGAAAAAAGTTCGATTTTATGCGTTCGAGAAACCCCTTCCATTTATTGGTTGGATTATTGGGTTGTTATTTGGTTCAGTGATTTTCCTGAAAGTTTTTTATATCTTAATGATACTATAATGTTACAAGAAATCCCATTACTAAAAGAGGATATGACTCCTGAGCATTTTGCATTATGTAAAAAAGCAAAGAAGGAATTCATAAAACAAATTGGTCCTCTTACTGACTTACCACTCGTGCGAGCAGTCCATAAGCAAGCTGACGAATATAATGATTTATGGTTAGAATTCAATGAGGTTGCATGTGGGTCAAGATGTGCAGCTTGTTGTCATCAGCTCGTGCCTTGTATAACTCTTGAAATGGAAAACATTGTGGCATACGTTTCTGGTATGTCACGAAAAGGTCAAAGAACCCTTAAAAAGAAAGTAGGCAAAAAAGCTCTAAAATTTTACAAAAAAACAGAGCGGCTTTTTGAATCAGAAGAGAATTGGGATAAAGTTAGGAAGGGTATTGAAGAAGATAATTATGGAAACCCCTGCCCATTTTTAAACTCCAAGAAACGTTGTAGTATTTATCCAGTAAGACCAATGATATGTCGAGCGGCAAGAAGCAGAATTAAGTGTGGTCAAGGGATAGAGCCTGAACCTGTTAGAATTGTGTCTGATTATGTAGCTCTGGAAATATTACAAGAAGAAGAGAAGAAGGTGCACACTGAAATGCAACTTGTTCCGTTGACTATGTGGCCTGCTAGTGCAGAATTTGGTGAATTTTTCATGGAAGGAATTTTATGATGGAAACAAGAATGAGTAAGGATGAACCAGGGCAGAAATTTGATTACGGTAAACAACGATATGATTTAATACCAGGAGATTCTCTAGATCAATTAGCTAACGTCTATACTTATGGTGCTAGCAAATATGATGACAATAATTGGCGAAAGGGAATGTCGTGGAGTCGTTGTTTTGGTGCTATGATGCGACATGCTTGGAAATGGTGGAGGGGTGAAACATATGATGATGAAAGTGGATGCCATCATTTAGCAATGGCGGCTTGGTATTGTTTCTCATTAATGAATTATGAAAAAACACATTCCGACAAGGATGATCGGGTTAAAGATTTGTTTGATCCAACAGTTGAGGCTGAGGATTTGGGTTTTGAGTTTGAAATCGAAGATATTGTGCTACCACCTGGCTCAGAACCTTTAGATGAAGAAAAACTGGAGCAAATAAAAGAAAGTGCTAAACGTCTTATGACATTTATTGAAACACAAGACAAAAAACACAAAGAACAATCGTTTAAAGAAATTCGAAAAAGTAACGGACAACTGTAAGGAGAAGAGCCATGTTGAAAGTATATCTTGCGGGTAGCGTACATGAGAAAGAATATCGAGCTCAGGTTGCAAAAGATTATTCTGGTCGATTGAATATTTTCGACCCAATGAAAGAAATTGAACCTGATATTATTGAAATGGACCCAAATGATGTTGAAGATTTGAAAGCTGTTATTTTTACACCAGAACAAAAGAAACAAATTGTAGAACAGGATAAAGAAGCTGTTGCTACATGTGATATTGTAGTTGCATATGTAAGGAAATTTTCAGCAGGGACCATCATGGAAGTCCTTCATGCTTGGAATCATCAAATACCAGTATATACTATTGTTGAGCCTGGTAGCCAAATTGAGCATGATGTTTGGTTGACTTATCATACATCAAAACTCTTTTACGACATTGAATCATGTTTTGAACACATTATGTCGACTCTTGAATATGAAGAATAACTATATATATAATTTATTGAGAAGTCCCTTTGTCCAGCCTATTCTATTATGAATGGGTTGGACATATTGGGTTATTAATGAAACCTTTTTTGTTTAGAGGAGGAAAGTGAATGGCTGGTCCAGAGAATTGTAAATGTGAGGTATGTAGCAAAGGAAACCCGGTTGTAACAGTAACTGATGTTGAGGGAATGACTCAGGAAGAGGATTTCAATGAATTGTTTGAATCTGATGAAGAATTCATGCCGAATCCAAGAGTCATTGCTGAAAAATTGATTGGAGAACGACAGTTAGCTGGTAAGCGTATGGGCATGAATGATGATGGGTGCAATACCAATCTCATTTCAAAGAATTATAGTCCTATGTTTATTCGAAAATTTAATGCAACTGCTGTAACAAATTGGCCGATGTATATATCAATGATTTGTGATGAAGATGTCAGTGATATTGATATGGTGGTCAATGGTGCATTGGATGCATACGAAGAAGCCGGTTTAATTGGAAATGATCTCCAAGCAATGCGAAACCTTACAGGCATCGTCTCTGAGACTCTATCAAGATACTATAACGCAAAGAAAAAGAACTGCGTCGAAGGAATTGCAATTACTCTATATGTCGATAAAGCATATATACAGAGTCTGAGCGGTGATTTTATGAACCACGGACAGTGTCGAGCAGAGTATACAGCAGCTCTGAATATGATGACACAGATTTAGGAGGGAATTCAGTGGCAACTAAGAAATCGTTTTGGGTGTGTAGCAAATGCGGTGCGTTGCATGATGAAGAAAGAGAAGCAAAAGAATGCGAACAAATACACGCATTTGAAGAGAAGATGGAAGTTATTGAAGTTAGTCAATGCTCTCATAATTGGCGATACCCAGATCGTATTCTTGTTTCTGATGGTTCTGGAGATGCTGCTGAATATGAGATAAGGGGTGAACATTCCTACGAGGAGTTTTACCAAAGCAAAGACTGGTATTTTGAGTGGAATGGTTATAGGAAGAAAGAAAAAATGATTAATGACTTTCGTGGTGATAATGCGTTTCTGAGTAATTTTTATCCATGTGAGGTTGTGTATGAAGGTTTAACATTTATCTCAGTAGAACATGCATATCAAGCCGCCAAAACCTTAGAGCTTGATTTAAGAAAAATGATTCAGATTGCACCCACGCCAGGAGAAGCGAAGAAAGCAGGACAGAAAGTCCCGTTAAGACCTGGTTGGGAAGAAGGTCTTAAATTTGATGTCATGAAAGAACTCCTTCTGCAAAAGTTTCAAATGCCAAAATTAAGAGAGAAGCTTCTTGAAACTGAGAATAAATATCTAGAAGAAGGAAATTGGTGGCATGATAACATTTTTGGTAATTGCACTTGTATGAAATGTGAGAACGTGCATGGACAAAATGTGCTCGGGAAATTGTTAATGGAAGTTCGTAATGAACTGCAGGAGGAAGAATAGTGCAAGATTTGCGAAAGATGGATGATTTTGAGGTTATTGAACACATCAAAAAACGAAGATTATATATGATGGAACTAACAATGGAACAATATATGAATCTTCCAGGTATTAATATTACTGAACTAGAAGAACAACAAGATGGGACATATCGTCTCCATGAAGCATTAATTTCAAAAGCTGGACTAACCAGAATTGGAGTTCGTTTTAACAATGAAACTTTTTTAGAACGAGCACAAATTGTTGATAAAAATGATATAGGAGAACCAAGTGCCTTACATTGAACCTAAACGGAGAGGGAACTTTGACGGTCCCTTGAATCAGTTGGCTACGTTTGTTTCTAATGGAGGAGATCTCAACTATTGCTTCTCTATGTTATGTAAACACTTCATAGATTGTTTCGGAGAGTCGTATAAGAATTATGCGGAATGTATCTCAGCTCTTGAAGCAGCTAAATTGGAGTTTTATAGGCGTAGAGTTGCTCCTTATGAAGATACCAAGATTGAGGAAAACGGAGATTTGTAATTTCTATTAGAACAAATAAACGAGGATACATTCTTAAGTGGGTCTGAGGCGATGGTTGCCGCGTGGTCTCCAAAACCACGGTCGACAGGGTTCGATTCCTTGCAGGCCTGCCACTTTTAAGGATCCGTAGGACAATGGCAGTCCAGCCGGCTCATAACCGGTATATGTTGGTTCGATTCCAGCCGGATCCACCAATAGAATCTACCAAAATGAAATATAAAAAAATAGACAAAGAGATTAAAAAACTTCTACCAAAAGGAACTCAGTTTTATATTTTAACTTGTATTGAATGTAATTGTAAATTCGAAGCTACCGAATTTTTTATCAAAAAAGGTTTGTCTGTTAAATGTCGTGATTGTCAACTCGAATGGTGTGAAGCGATTGGTAATAAATATGGATGGTACTGACCATGAAAAAGCGCAAAGAATTTCTCGTGAGGTCAAAGAAAGAACGAAGTAAAGACTTTGCGTATATTTCGGTAGAAAAACTCAAGGATGGATATCTTTACAAAATCCATGCCAGAAATGCAGAGTATGGTATATGGGTTGCTGCATGTGGGCACTTTATTATTTCTCGTATTAAATACACGACAAATTATTTATTTGAAGAAATTCACTGGGATTTAAGTACCCACTTTGGAACAGTAAGACCCATAGAAGAGATTGAAAAATCACCTTTTGACCCTAAAGATATGAAAGAAAGAGTTCTTATTAAAGGAGAAGAAAGAGAGTATCTAGCATACAAAGACGACGATCAGATTTTGGAGTATTTAAATCAATGGGAAGAAAATTAAGTCAAGAGACTAAACAAAAAATAAAAGACAGTCTTAAGAAAGTTAAGTTAAAAGAATGTCCGAAATGTGGTCGAAAATGTAGACCTTCAAATATACAAAGACATGTAAAATCTTGTGGTAAACATATTAAGAAATTTTCTCCGAAGGATGAATGGAAAGTTGGAGAGAATAAATATGAATGTCCTTACTGTAAAAAACAATTTAAGAAACTTGGCATCGGAAATCATATTTTTCGACAACATACAAAAGAAGGTCGTTCTATTAAAATACCATCTTGGAATAAGGGGTTAACACAAGAAACAGATGATCGTGTCGCAAGAGTCACAAGACGTTTACAACGAACAATGAAAGAAAAGGCAGAAAATGGAGAACTTAGAGGTTGTTTTTCCAAAGAATATTTTGGCTCTAATGAACATTTAAAAAATTCAGCAAAAGGTGGGGGTTATCATAAAAATTTAGGTCGAGGAAGACAAGGATCTTATAAAGGAATATGGTGTGACTCAAGTTGGGAACTTGCTTTTGTGGTATATCATTTAGAGCATGGTATTCCTTTTGAACGAAATTGGAAAAAATTTAAGTATATTTTTGATGGGGTGACACATACATATATACCCGACTTTGTTTATCCTGATGGAACATATATAGAAGTCAAAGGTTATTTTGATAAAAGAAGTCAAGAGAAATTAAAACAATTTCGAGGAAAGATTTCATTACTTCAACACAAAGATATGGAGAATATGCTCTATTATACAACATTGAAGTATGGAAAAGACTTTATTCATTTATATGATACTCCGGAGTAGACTAATGGCAAGTCAGTGCGCTGTTAACGCACCGTGAGAAATCACACTGGTGGTTCGAGCCCTGCTCTCGGAGCCAACTCCATAAGGAGAACTGCCTATGAAGAGTCCGTGTAAGACTTGTGATCGACATAGTAGTGAATTTCCAAATTGTTTAGAAGGTTGTGTAGACATTGCTGAGTTTCAGCAAAGTTTATTAACACCGAAAGAACGCTCTTTGGAGCAAGAATTATACACAGTATTTTCTGAGTTTCCTGTTGCCCCATTTCCAAGAAGTAGGGGTTATATGGAACTCATAAGAAGCCAAAATTAAAGGCGGGTAGCTCAACTGGTAGGGCACCAGAATTTGACTCTGGGATATTTTGTGGGTTCAAACCCCACCCCGCCTTCCAACTTTCTGGGAGTAGGTATGTCTTAACGACATCAGTTGAATGGGTAGTGGAGTAACTGCTGGCAGAGCCGTTAAATATTCACCCATGAATTTGCAGGGGCTCCCCTACTCCCAATCCTTTTAAAAATGAAAAAGACATTATACCAACTCACAACTACATACGCTTGTGGAGGTATTGTCGTTGTGAATGGTAAAATTGTCGAGACTTGTCCAATATATAAATGGATGAGAGGTAAGACAGTGAGATATGTCGTAGACTATCTTAATAGGAAACGCAAATTTAGAAGAAAGGAATTGGTATGTTCGTTTGTAAGAAATGCGGAAGAATCTGCACAACACAAAGCGGTTTTACAATGCACAAACGAAAATGCCATAAAATTGTAACAGACAAAAACGGTTATCAGTATTACATGGGTAATGAAAGAAAAGAAAAACCTGTTCATAGAGCAGTAGTTGAATCTCATCTTAAAAGAAAACTCTCAACAAATGAGATCGTACATCATAAAAATCAAATCCCTAGTGATAACCAATTAGAAAATTTAGAAGTAGTTTCCAGATCAGAACATATGAAAATACATCGTTCTCTTCTGACAAAAGGAGAAATGAAACTAGACCGAGAACGAGCTTTTCAAACGGCTAAACACAGAGGAACTAATAGTAGAAAATTAACAAAGAAAGATGTTAGAAAAATAAAAGAAAGACTACGAGATGGAGAACTGCATTCAGTTTTATGTAAAGAATATGATGTTTCCGGAACTGCTATCGCTAGTATTAGTTCTGGTGGTTCATGGAACCATATTGAAGTAAGCGGATTTCAACCTGGAACGAATAGTATAAAATTTGGTGAGAAAAATTCTAACGCCAAACTAACTGAGAAGCAAGTAATAGAAATCAAATATCGACTTGCTGAACAAGAAGGATTAAAAACTATAGCAAGAGACTATAATGTTTCTGCAGCCACGATTTATGATATCAAAACAGGTAGATCGTGGAAACATGTGGAGGTCTGAAATGAATAGAGTAATTTTATTAAATGCAGACTACAGTTTCTTGAACACAATTAGTTGGCAAAAGGCGATGTGTCTTATCGAAAAAGGGAAAGTTGAAATTATCAAAGCTTCGGAAAAAATCATCCGTGGATTTGAAAAAACGTGGGAAAGGGTCGTTCCAAAAGTTCTCCGCCTTATACATCTGGTCCGGACGGTCTACCGGAGCAAAGTTCCCTTCAGTAAAAGAAATGTCCTATACAGGGACAATTTCACTTGTCAATATTGTGGCACAAAGAAACGAAAATTGACTATTGACCACGTTGTACCAAGAGGACAAGGCGGGATTTCTTCTTGGGAAAATTGCGTGGCTGCTTGTAAACCATGTAACAACGATAAAGGTAATAGGACTCCAAGTCAAGCAAAGATGAGATTACCAAGACGGCCAATTCAACCAACTATTATGGAATTCTTAATGTTGAGAATGAGACGTTTTGGAATTGACGACATCTTGAGAGAATTGGGGGTTTTCTAATGACCAAAGATCAAGCAGAAGCATTAGTTGAAAATGTAATTAATGCTGCAATAAACGTCGGTGTTCATTTTCATAAACCTGATGGAGATTCCGAGAAAGAACATTTTGAGAATCTCCTCAGATATAATGAAAAGAAATTATATCGACGAATCATAACAAAAGAGTAAGGAGAGGTCATCCATGGGGATAACGAGGTTTGAATTCTCGGGCGTGTCAAAGCGTAGCGGGTTCGATTCCTGTCCTCTCCGCCATTTTTTATTTATGTGATAGCGAGGGGGTTGTGGTGAGGAAGTCGCTAGCTAAGCCGGTGGACGACGTGTAGCTATCACATTTTTTAGCGAATAGGTGAATAATGAATATTGACAACGTGCAAGTCAAACTTACCGAGAAAGAAACCGGAGAAGTAAAAACATTAAGACCTGGGAGAGATACGTTGATTTTGACCGTTATCCAATCTAAACCATTGAGATTATTAGATTGGCATCAATATGACGTTGAACTAGTGGAGGAATAGGAAATGTGTGGACCACCAGCAGAACAATGTTTTGAAGAAGAACCAAGAAATAGAGGTCAAAACCATTATCCATATGATCCAGAAACAGGTTGTTATGATCTTGATGCTGACGATCAAGCAATGATCCGAGAAAAAGAAAAACATTTGATTCAAGATGATTAGGTGGGGTGGCCGAGCGGTCGATGGCACTGTCCTGGAAAGGCAGCGAGTGTAACAGCTCCCTGAGTTCGAATCTCAGTCCCACCGCCATAGAAAGGAATAGGAATGGGAGATAGAGTAGCTCTATTTGATATGGATGATACTCTCGTAGATTTTGATATTAAAATGTTGAGAGATCTCCAATCAATTCAAGGACCTGGTGATGCAGAACCGATCGCTGCGCATGTTCCTGATTTACCGATTTATATGCAAAGGCGAAAACATCTCATTATGCAACAACGAGGTTGGTGGAGAGATTTGCCAGAAAAGAAACTCGGATTTCAGATAATGAACATTGCAACTCAGGTCGGTTTTACTGTGAACGTTTTAACAAAAGGACCATCCACAAAACCCCATGCGTGGTTGGAAAAAGTGGAATGGTGTAAGAAACATTTGGGTAACACGCCAATAACCATTACTGAGAACAAGTCATTGGTTTATGGACGCGTCCTAGTTGATGACTATCCCCAATATATGGATGGATGGTTAGAATGGCGTAAAAGAGGTTTTGGGATAATGCCGTGGACAAGCACCAATAAAGATTACTATAATCCACAGGTTTTAAAGACTGATGGAACCAATTTGGAGCATGTTCGTGAATTATTAAAAGCAGCATATGATAGAGAATCTGGACAGGCTGCAGACTACCAATTAAAATGAGAGGTAATGATGAACAAGGATATCATTCTTCAAAAACTTGAGGCAGCTCGACAACAACTAAATGAAGCCATGGAAATGATGAAGAGTGAAACTGTTGTTGAACCTCCAGAGACGATAATTGTATCACAACCTGTTGAGGAACCACCAACAAGATCTCCAGAAAAACGCGCATTAATTGTTGGTATAAACAAATATGATCCAGCACTTAATTGTGATCTAAGCGGGTGTGTTAATGATGCTAACAACATGAAGAGTATTTTAGAATCCAGATATGGTTTTACAAAAATAGTAATGCTAACTGATTTTGAAGCAACTCAAAAGAATATTTTAGCCTCACTCGGCGATATGATTGACGGCGCTATTGCTGGTGATCAGTTGGTTTTTACATTTTCAGGTCATGGTTCTCAGGTTCCGGATGCAAATGGTGATGAAACTGATTCTTATGACGAAATACTTTGTCCTACAGATTTGAATTTTGATGCACCTCTGTCAGATGATGTGTTGGCTACATATTTCAAAAGAGTTCCTGATGGTGCTCAATTAACTTTTTTATCTGATTCATGTCATAGCGGAACTGTTTCTAGGGGATTAAATCTTATTAACAAACATCAAAAAAGAACAATGAGATATCTGCAACCACCACTTAGTATATTAGAGAAACTGAAAGGAAAGAAAAAAGCAAATCGTATTGGTCAGAAAGCTGTGGTTGAAGCAGCTCAAAATATCATTCTTTTCGCGGGGTGTAAAGAAGACAACTACTCTTATGAGGGTTATTTCAATAATATAGTTCAAGGCGCATTTACTTGGAACTTCTGTAAAATGTGCCGACAAAATCCACAAAGAACATGGCGAGAGGCTGAGGATATAGTCAGAAATAAATTGATATCTTATGGTTATCCTCAAGAACCTCAATTAGTAACCAGAGCAGAAAATTTTGATTTGCTGCTGTTTGGGGGTTAAAATGAATTGGATAGGCTGGTTAGTTATTATTCTTATAATCTTATATGTTGCTTTTGGTTTCTTTCTAGGATCTGCTCTAGGAGGCATTAGTTCAGCGGAGATAACGTTTGCAGAAAGACTAAAATTTGCATTGACCTGGCCGCTGATGTTTTTAGGAAGATAACATGTTTGAATGTAATTGCGGAAGAAAATTTAAACGACAATGTGATATGTTGTTTCACAGACAATTTTGTGGAAAAATATTCGACTATAATGGTTATGATGTTTTCATTGGAGATGATGGTCGAGAGGTTTTTGTCCATAGATTTATTATGGAACAGATATTAGAAAGAAAATTAGAGAAGTGGGAAGATGTTCATCATAAAGATGGAAATAAAAAGAACAACCACCCAGACAATCTTGAAGTTCTTTCTAAATCAGAACATACAAAACTTCATTGGGAGAAATTAACAATAGAAGAAAGAAAATGCCGTTCAAGAAAAACGAGGTATGTTCGAAGAAAACCACCAATAGGAAAGAAATTAACGGCGGAAAAAGTTCTTTCTATCAGAGAACAACTAAAACAATTAACTCCATCAACAATCGCAGAAAAATATGGGGTTAATATAAGAACAATTACCGAAATTAGAGACAGAAGAACGTGGAAACATATTTAATATTGGGCGTGAATTTGGTATCGACGGGGATGAGGAAGTGAAGGTTGCGTTCCGTAGTTAGTCAAGTGGCTACGTTAAAAATTGACTACTAAACATAATTGCAGATGACTATCATCAAGCAGTTCAACTCGCTGCTTAAAGCGGGTTCGTCTAACCTGGGACTACTCTCTACCAGGATCTAGGCGTCGACTAGAGAGATAAGGGAGTTTGGGCTACAGGTGTACATGTCTTTTACCTGCTGAACTCTTCGAAAACAAAAAAGAAAACGAGACATCTCTAACAACCTGTCATTCGGTTAAAGTTAGGGGACTTATAGAATGACTACGAACGTAGATACTGACATGGAACATCGTCGGACGCGGGTTCGACTCCCGCCACGTCCACCATACCGAATAACGAAAGGAGCATTGGAAAAATGCCTGCGGCAAATGTAGTACCGACAGAGGTAGGTGAATTGAAAGACCATCTGTATCAGATTCTTCAGGATACAAATGCACCACCACCAGCCGAACAAAGTGACAAAAAAGTGTCATTAAGACAGGATCTTGGAGTAAACTTGTCTCCTACGATAAAGAAAGATGGTGTTAATATTATCCAGCTTCAAAGTGTTGATAATCGACACTTAACCGTTAACGTCATTGAAGCATTAAAGACCTTGGATAGTCTACATGAGGTCTTATTAACAGGACAATGTAAAATACGTCCTGCTAAAATGCTCGAATATGAAAAAGAAGTCAATGGTCTCAAACAACAGCTCAAAGATGCTGAAACAAAACTTCTTGAATATGACGGTGACGTTCAAGATGCTGAATTTGAAGAATCGGGAGAACAACCGGTAAGTGGTGTTACTATCGAATCTCTTTTTGGTGAAATATTTCAACAAGGCACAACTTGGAGTGATTTTCAAGATTTAATGAAAAAGAAATATGCAGAGGTTGCATTATCTCAAACAACAACAATACGAGAAGCAGCACAAATCCTCGACTTACAACCATCATATTTTAGTACGATCTTGAAAAAACTTGGGATTGGTAACGGACAGGAATAATGGCCGAATGGCGTAATTTTGGCAGCCGCGCAAGACCGAGGATCTTGTGAGCACTAGCTCGTGTGGGTTCGACTCCCACTTCGGCCACCATTCTTGTAAGGGAGAGTTTATGCAGAGAGATGTCTTTGAAGAGATGGACTTTAGAATAAATCATTGTTGGATAGAAGGTGAATTCGACGACATAGAAGTGATCTGTTTCATTGATCTCAATGGTCATGAACCTGAAGAAAAGAAATATACAAGGTCTGATTGCTGTCATTGCGGAGCGGTTTTCTCAATAAGAAAACTCAGAGTACGACACAAAGAATATGAAGTTTGTAGCAGTTGCGGAAAGACACCAATGGGTGTACAATGGACAAGACCGAAGTTTCCTGTACATGTAAGATGGGAGTAAAAATGTGAAATTTGTATATTCTGCAGGAGCAATGGGTTATTACGGCGAAGGATATATATTGAATATATTGGAGTTAAAGAAATCGCTATTGGTTCAATTATGTTAATTAATCCTAATCTTGTTGAAAAGATTGAGGAGATTTGTAGCAAGATTGTTCGTGATAAAGAAAGTCAAGATTTTATCAATCATATGCGGAGACAAGACGATGCCCTTCTCAAAAGAGTGGTTTCCTAATGCTGTATCATGAGTAGCAAATAATATTCTTTTGCCTCCCGTAAAATTATTACATCGAATCGTATTTTTCTGGTTAGACTACGGACTGGAGGATAAGAAAAAGAAGAAATGAAAAAATTTATAATTGTAGTCGTGATGCTCCTGACATTTTCTGGTATGTATCTTATGGATTACGGTCCAAGAGCAGGATATGCACCAGAAGAACAACAACAGCAAGTTTATAGACAACCAGTTGAGGTTCCTCAAGAAGACGATAGTTGGACAAATGAGATTATCGCAATCTCAGCCTTGATTAGTGCTATTGGTGGTGCTGTGGCTGTTTGGATTCAATGGAGAAAGAGAAAAGAAAAATCTAATTAACTTAATGGGCGAGTGGTGAAACTGGCAAACACATGAGCTTTAAACGTTCACGGGTCTAACCCTTGGGGGTTCGATTCCCCCCTCGCCTACCACTTAGAAGGTTTGACGAATTACTAAAGCAAGTTGAAAAAGAAATTGAGAAAAGAGATAAGGAGACCGAATAGTGGATATTACCCATCAGACAATCGAGGACTTTGATTTATTACAATTTGGTACTGACATTCAAATGTCAGGTATTATGCTTTCTGATAACGATAACACCTTTCTAGTTCCTCTACCCGAACTACAACTCAACCATTTAGTATGGTTAGAGTTTACGTATGAGGACTGGAAAGCATTTTTACGCCAGAGCGATCTCCAAGAAACAGAAGTATTAGCAGAGGACAAGGGCAAACTCAAAAAGATTATCCTTAGAAAATCCGCAAGACAAATTGACCAACGTGTTTCCTGGAGAGTATATAAACGCGATGGTTACAGATGTCGATATTGTGGAAGTGATGACAAACCCTTAACTGTGGACCATTTAGTTCTGTGGGAGGATGGTGGACCCAGTATTGAAGCAAACCTTGTTGCCGCTTGTCGACAATGTAACAAGACAAGAGGTAATATGAAATATGGTGAGTGGTTAGATTCTTCAGAATATCAAAAATGTTGTAAGGATCTTGACCCAGCAGTTTACAAACAAAACATGGAAGTCTTACATACGCTTGGCGACATCCCAATCAGACTCCACATTCCAAGTAGAGGCGGAAAAGGAAAGAAAAAGAAACGTCAAAGAAGATAGAGTTCGAAGACCCCCTCACACCTAGTCTTCCTAGTTCAAACTCCGAACATATATCAAAAAGGAGTTTGTTATGTATTGTGAAAATTGCGGCTGTGAACATAATGGATCATATGGTTCTGGAAGATTCTGTTCAATAAAATGTGCAAGATCCTTCTCTACAAAGAATAAACGAAAAGAAATTAACAAAAAAGTCTCAAATTCTTTGAAGGGTTTTAAAACAATACCAGGAGGTAAAGTAAGAGTATGTGCATACGGGTGTGGAAACAAAGCTAAATTTCAACTCCCAAACGGTAAGTGGTGTTGTAGTTCGGCTTATAATAAATGTGAACGAGTCAGAAAAAAGAATTCTGTCGGTCTTAAAAAAGCGTATAGAGAAAATAAAAGAACGTATACGTTAAATCAAGAAGGATGGAAAAAATCATTCAAAAGAAGGATGGAAAATTTACAAGAACAATATAACTCGTTGCCTTTTCTTGATAAACCATACCGTGAACGACGTCGTGTTATTTTAGAAGAACAGGAGGGTAAATGTCTGATCTGTGGTATTCAAACATGGAATGGAAAATCTATAACATTCCATTTAGATCACATAGATGGAAACAGGAAAAATAATTCCAGAAAGAATTTGAGATTAATATGTCCAAATTGTCATAGTCAAACTGATACATATTGTCGGGGTCATTCAAAACCTGTTTCTAATAAAAGAATTATTAAAGCTCTTAAAAAACACAACGGTGTGATTGAACATGCTTTGGTATCTTTGAATCTGGTTCCTGGTGGTACAAATTGGCGACGAGCTAGAAAACTACTAGGGGGAATTGACGAATTGGTCTAGTCACTGGTCTTAGGAACCAGGTCCACGCGACGTCCCGGTTCGAGTCCGGGTTCCCCTACCATAACAGGTGTAAATACACCCCTTAACTCAGAAACATCGGGTTAAGGGGTGTTTTTCTCCCCATTAACCTATGTTAAGGGGGAGTATACTCCCCATTTCGAAATTGTTATAATGGGAAATATATTTCACATTAACATATAAAATTGGCTTTAATGTGAAATATATTTCCCATTAGAAAGGGTGAATTATGATTGGGACATCTTCGAACCTTGGCTATTTTAAAATGGGTCATGTATGACCCATAAGACCACTTCATGGGTTATATATGACCCATTTTGAAAGGAGGCCGACATGGAAGAAAAACTCCCGGTAGTAGATGAGTGTAATGGTTGTGTCCGAATCGCCGAAGGATACTGCTCTGTCTACTTATACCCAAACGCAAAATGGCGACTCGGAAAATGTAACATGGCTACTCACGTACACTTAGAAGAAGAGAAAAAAGGGAAAGTCCGTGTTGGACAACAAAAACAAAAGAAAGGCAGGAGATAATGGAGCAATCTCATTGGATTGTCGAACCAACATGTCACAAGTGTAATGGAATTGCAGAAACGTTAGAAGATGGTCCACTTAAGAAAGTTACTACCTGTTTTGAATGTGGGTGGGTTAGAGTGGAAGAATTGAAAACCTGGGAAGTGACTGAAGAATATGTAGATCCTAATTTCTCCAAAGTGAGAATGAAAGCGAGGTAATTGTGAAATATGTATTGTTAGCGGTTTTATGTATGAGTTTGCCAATGATTGCAGCATGCTCAGTTGAACCTTCAAAAATTGAGGGAAGTCACGCTGCAAAGATGTCCACCGAACTAACATATTTTAAAGATACAAGAACTGGTTTGTGTTTTGCAACTATCGCAAGTAGAAAAACGGGCGATGCGAGTCAATCTGGTCTTGGTCTTACTTGTGTTCCGTGTGAAAATTTGAAGAGGGTAACAGTCCACTAAAAGAAGGGAGAAACACAAAATGGGTACACAGGCTGACTTTGCAACAAGAATGGACAAAGAAGGATTTACAGAAATACCTCCTGATAAATCTACAGTGAATTGTGATCATCCAGGTATGAGGTGTTGGGAAAATCCAGAGAAGGGGAAAGAATCTCTTTGTGACGAAAACGGTCATTACATTATATGGAAAGATCCAGAAGAACGCAAAACTGCAATTGCAATGTTGGATCGTGGTGAATTTAACTGGACAGGTGTTCGAATCAAACAAGGCTGAGTGGCGGAACTGGCAGACGCGCTAGATTCAAAATCTAGTGTCCATTAGGGCGTGAGGGTTCGACTCCCTCCTTAGCCACCAAGGAAAAAAGTGATGGATAATCTAGAAGCTAGAAGAGAGAATCTTAAAATTAGGCGCAAAGGAGCACAATTAGTAAGCGCCTATTGGAAAGCAGAAACTGAAGAAGAGAGGGAAGCTATTAAAGCAAAACATGATGCATTATTTAAAGAAATAGACGATTTGGAAATCGCATGTTTTGGAACTCTCAATGGCATTCCAGTAAAAAGAGAAGTGGTTAAGGAAGGTCAAGAAATATGGAAACCTGGCAAATTGTTTTACTCTGTATTGGTTCGTTCCTTATTGGCGGCGTTGGTGTTGGTTGGTATTTACTTTACACTTTCGGCAAGTTAGCAGAACCAGTTGTTGGCGCTTTTTGAAAGCGCTTTGGAGATGACCAATGTGTTTATGTGGTTGTGAAGATAAACTGTTAGGAGATTACGAGAAATGGAAAAGAAGAAAAATGTTTGATAACCTTACACCAGTCGCTTGGTTTATTGTAGGAGTTATATTCGGTTCTGGTCTTACATTTCTTTTATTCCAAATCCTTAACGGATGGAAAGGGTTTTAAAATGGGTTGAGTTAATGGTTTTTTAACCGACCTACCTGAAGATTACATAGCAAAATATGGTGGGGACACCAATGGTGGTAACGACTCTCGAAAGGTCGGGCGTGATTAAAGCGTAGCAGGTTCGATTCCTGTCCCCACCGCCAAGGAGAAATAATGAATTTAGATACAATCTTTTCAATAGTCTGGGCAGTTGGATTTGTTATTTTCGTGTTAGTTCCGGATATCAAAAAAGAGGTAAAGAAATGGCGCTCATCCAAGTGAAATTGAAAATTGTTGTGTTGATGACAGAAAATGATAGATCACCACATTATCGTTACCACTTTGTGAAACACGATAAATTTCTCTATCAACCAACACCAGGAATGGTATTGCTTTTAGATTCAGGTGAAGATTTTAGAATTGAAAGTTGTGTATACGATACTCAAAATGAAAGATTCATTCTTTCTCGATATTATTATGTTTCATATTATAACGATCATGATTCTGAGCATAATAAGATTAAAAAGCAGTTTGAAAAACTCGGTTGGAAACTGGTAGAGCCTGAGAAACAAACTGAAGTGTAATAATCATTTCAAACAAGAACATATAATAAATATAATTACGTATGTGGAGGTAGTAATGCAATCGTTAAAACCGCGATCACCGAGATGGTTTTATGAGAACGCCTGCGCACATACCGGTTATATGGTTCCAGCAACAGATAGTATTGATGAACCAACAACCCACGAAGGAAGCACATCATAACACGTTTTTGACTTCCTTCTGGTAAGAGGGAAGTAGAAAACTCCCCTCCTTATCAAGTAATCCTAATATTCAAAATGCCCGTATAGTGACAATGGCTAACACGTTGGATTGTCGATCCAAAAATAGGGATTCGAATTCCCTTACGGGCGCCATTTCTGTAATACGATTCCATGAAGGATCGCCATTTTTATATAGAACAAATATAAAAAGGCGGAGAAATTATGGAATTATGTGATTATGGTTGTGGTCAAGAAGCTAAATACTTTTTCAAAAATGGAAAAAATTGTTGTTCTAAAAATCATGGAAGCTGTCCAAATAGAAAAAAGAGTATTTATAACAGAGATGAATGTGAAGGATTTAAAAAAATAAAATGTAGTTATTGTGACAAAACGCTTCTGAGAAGCAATATTCAAATACATGAGAATAGTTGTCGATTCAATCCCGTCAATAAGAAGTATTGTTTGAATTGTGGAAAATTGATAACAAGTATTGATGCAAAGAAGTTTTGTTCGAGAAGTTGTTCTGCATCATATACTACAAAGGGAAGAAAACATTCACGAAAAACAAAAAAGAAAATATCAAAATCAGTAACAGAAACAACTGAAAAAATATTATCTTTAAGAACCCCTATAATTAATTGTTCAACAACCATGTCCAATTTGTGGAGAAATAATAGAACATGAAACATTTAATCCGAATTTTTATCCCAGACAATCTTGTTCGAAAAAATGTCTGAGTAAGTTATTATCCATAAAATCTATTGAAAGTGGGTGTGGTGGTTATAGGGAAAATGCGACACGAGGAAAATCTGGGTGGTATAAAGGATTCTTTTGTGCTAGTAGTTATGAATTGATCTTTGTAGCATATCATCTAGAAATTGGTTCCAATATATCTCCTTGTAAGTTGAAAATTCCATATATTTATAAAAATAAAAAACATCATTATCATCCTGATTTTATGATTGATGGAAAGATATATGAAACAAAAAACTATCATTCAGAAATTGTTGATATAAAAACACAAGCGGCTAAAGATTCCGGTTATGAAATTGATGTTTTATATTTTGAAGAACTTGAACCCATGTTGGAATATTTAACAGCTAAACTTAAAATAGAAGATATATTAGAACTATATGAATAGAAAGGTAAGTTATGTTCAGATATAAAATTTGGGACTCATGGTCAGTCACTCAAACAGGAGGAAACACCATGAGTAAGAAAACAAAAGATCAAGCACGCAAGTCAGATCCAAACGATGGACTCGTAGCTTTTGATCGTTTTGATGACATCTTTGCATCAATGGATAGTTTTTTCGAGACCGTTGGTGATGCATTTGGAAGCATCTTCGATGAAGGGTGGGCAACACCGCCAGTCAGTAAAAGAATGTTTAACCGTATGCAACCAAAGACGTCCCTACCAAAAGGGAACATTCGAGAAACTGATACCAAGTATATTGCTGAATTTGCACTTGCTGGTTTCTCAAAGGATGACATCAGTGTTGAGCTCAAGGATAATGTATTATTCTTGCAGGCAACAAAAGACGATCAAATAGAAGAGAAGGGAAGATATCTCATGCAAGAGGTTGCTAAAAGAACCTTTAAACGTGTTATCAAATTCCCTGAGAAAATCAACACTGACGCTGTCACCGCATCATTCGAGAACGGCATCTTGACGCTTATCCTTGAGAAAGAGAAAGTTGAGCCAGCGGATGACGTATTACAAATTGACATCAATTAACATCTAATCTGATCTGACCGTGGGTCCCATGTTTAAATTACTTGAGTTGTATTACTGGAAGTTGATGCGGTTATGGTGGCTAGCAATTAGAAATACAATGGTTGCTGGTATTAATCCGGAAATGTTTTTATGGCTGTTAGTTTTAATAGCTTTTGCTTTATCAATGAGGTGAGGTGGCCGAGTCGGTAAAGGCGTCAGTTTGCTAAACTGATTGAGTTAACAGCTCTTGCAGGTTCAAATCCTGTCCTCACCGCCATAGAAAGGATTTCATATGAGATTTAGAGATCCGTGTAAATGGTGTATTGTCTCACCAACCTGTCGAGAAGGTTGTGATGAAAATAAAGAATATCACAATACTATAAAGAAGATTTGGATGGCTACAGGAGATAAATTTATTAGAGGACTCCCAGTTATTTGTCTGTCTATTATCTGGATCATAGAATGGAAATGGGGGTGGTAAGGAGAACTGGCGAATGAGTAAAAAATATGGAATGGAAGTGAATGATGAAACATTTTGGTTAAGGTCGATGTATTTGTGGGATGGAAAGTCAGTTGAGCTTGATGAAATTCAATCTCGTAACATTAAGTTCGATGTTAAAGACACGAAAGGAAAAAGAACATTCACTGTTCCGATTGGTACAGTACATGGTATTGTTATACAAGTTCTTGATGCTCTTGGACACATGGACGGTTGTGAAGAGTTCTTAGAGAGCAGTCTTACTGTGGACCCTTATCATGACTGGAACCATAAAATTGAGCTGACTTTCAAATACGACAAGCCGAAACCAAAACCAACAAATTGGTGCATTTTTGAAAAGCTCAATAGCTGGGCAATATGTGAAATTTCTCATAAAAAACTTGACGGAAAACAATGGTGTCGGTTTAGTAAATACATTGCTGACAAGAAACAAGTGGTTGTCTCAACTACCATTCAAGAAAAAGTTACAATGGGTATGGGGAAGGAACAACGTTCTTGGGCGAGTGACAAAAAAATTGAATTGACAATACCTGTCAAGAATGTTCATCAGGTCAAAAGACAATGTCCTATTTGTCGAGGTAGTGGACGCGTGTTTGCTTTACGACAATTCTTTGATTGTGGTGAATGTAGTGGCTCAGGTCGAGTCATTGTCAAACCAAAAGACTATTACAAAAAAGTTACGGCTGAGGTAAAATCATGAGAAAAATGTCAGACCTTGTAAAGGATAAAAAGTGGCAGGCAGTCAGAAAAAAGTTACTCGGTCAATGGAGTAAAAAACCCGAATGGTGCTGCACTCAACTAAAAAAATATCTTGGTCCTATACATAAAACAAGTAATGACAAGATCAAGATAACAATGAACTACTTAACCGGGTCTGGTTTTAGAACTGGTAAAATTAAACATCCTTGCATTACAAAGTTAAGATTA